GCGCCTCGCTCAGGCTGGTATTAAGTTGCCTGAAGAAGTATTTAATACAGTAACTGAGGATGCCTACCTTGGTGGTCTATCAGACCAAGAACTAGACGTTAAAGCACTTGGAGCATTCCAGGGTAAGATTGGTGGAAACACCCTATCTCAGGTTAATACGCTTAAGTCATACGCAAACTCGTTTGGTATGCAGTATGACCAGAATACTTTTGATACCTACTCACGAGACATCTTTGCTGGATTGACAACAATCGCAGATGTTCAAGAGAAGATTCGTATGGATGCTGCTAGCACATATCCAGTCTACAAAGACCAGATTGATAAGGGCGTAAGCCTTGATGCTTTGGCTTCTGCTTACAAGTCTTCTATGGCTAACATCCTTGAGAAGGACCCAGATTCAATTACCTATAACGACCCTATCTTGCGTCGTGCTTTGCAGTACATAGGCACAGATGGCAAGCCATCCGTAAAGCCACTATGGCAATTTGAAAAAGAATTACGTAGCACTCCTGAATGGGAATACACAAATAATGCACGAGACACAATGGACTCGTTATCACTCAAAGTTCTTCGTGATTGGGGGCTAGCATAATGGCATTAACGGTAGAAGAATGGAATAAGTTTCAATCACAACTTCCAGTAGAAGATAGAATGTCTTATAGTGAATATGTAGCCACTCTATCTCCAGAAGAACAACGACAGGTTTATTTGGCTAGTTTGACACCAGCAGAAAGACGTAAGATTCTTGAGGCTGAACCTGCTAAGACAACAGTGGTGGATGAGCAAACAAAGATTGCTGGTGCTAGAACTGATTCAGCAGCACAAAAGGCTGCAACAATAGCCGCATCCAATGTTGTTTCAAACTTTAGAGCAGCCGAATCAGCAACAATGTCTCGTACAGATTCAGCAGTATCTGCAGCGGAATCTGCAGCAGCAGCACGTGCAAAAGCAGCAGAAGAACAAGCAAAGATAGATTATGCAACTAAGATTCTTCCTAATGGTTTAACACAAGCACAAATGGATGCAATCGCTGGCTCACAAGAAACGGCTGGATTAATTGGTGGTAAGGTTGACCCTGTTACTGGTTATGTGATTCCACCTAATGAAACCGAAGCGCAGAAAAAAGCACGCGAGGCTGCCGAAAAGAAAATTAAATTAGAACAAGAAGCCGCTTTGAAAAAAGCAGAGGCAGAGGCAAAGGCTGCTGCAGCCAAGGCAGCCCTTGCAAAGTCTGAGGCTGCTAAAAAAACTGCTGAAGAAGCAGCCGCAAAGTTAAAAAGAATAGAAGAACTTAAAGCAAAGTATCTTCGTGGAGAACCACTTTCAAATGAAGACCGCGCTCTTATTGGCTTAGGTCCTATTACTGCCTCAAATGCAACTAAGAAAATTAAGTCTGAAAGTTACATTGGAAAAGGCAAAGACCGTAAAAAAGTTATTCTTTACGACGATAACACAAGTGAAACTATTAACGACCCAGAAATTGTTGTAGAAAAAAAGATTAAGTCTTTTATTTATACTGGTAAAGGAAAAGACCGCAAAAGAGTTGTTACGTATGATGACAATACAACTGAAACTTTTGATGACCCAGAGACCCCAGTAACAAAAAAAATTAAATCTGAAACCTTTATTGGTACTGGTGCCAATCGTAAAAGAGTTGTTGAGTATGAAGATGGTACAAAAGAAACCTTTGATGCACCAGAAACATCTGGCGGTACTATAAAAAATCCTGGTTACTTTACCGACCCAACTAGTGGATTACTATACAAGGATGATGTTCTTGTAGAGGGTGACTATAACGGATATAAGTATAAGGGTGGCCGCGTTATAGGTAAAGCAGGTACTTCTGGTACTGGTGATACTTCTAGTACTGGTGATACTTCTAGTACTGGTGGTAGCGCTACTGGTGGTTTTACTCAAAAAGATATTGATGCTGCTGTAGCCGCTGCTTTGGCTAAGCAATCTGAGGCTGCAAAGGCAGCAACCCTGCAATCACAGCGTCAGTCAACTATTGCAATTCTTACTGAACGCTTCAACAAGTATGGCTTAGGTTCACTGGCAGGAAAGATTCGTGAGTTAGCAATAGATGGTGCGACAGAGGCTACCATTACTCTTGCTCTTCAGGAAACACCTGAATATCAAATACGCTTTGCAGCCAACTCAGAACGTCTTAAGAAGAATCTTCAGGTTCTTTCACCTGCAGAATATCTTAACCTAGAAGACGGATACCGTCAGGTTCTGCGAGCATATGGACTCAAGGAGTTTGATACAGATGAGTACGTTCGTCAATTTATTTCTAATGACGTATCTGCAGCAGAACTATCTGACCGAGTAGTACTAGCGGTCCAGCGTGTACAAAATGCTGACCCTGCTGTTATCAAGCAACTTGGTGAGTTTTATAATATCAAACCTGAAGGTCTTGTCGCATACGTACTTGACCCTAACCAGCAACTTCCTAAGATTCAACGCAAGGTTGCAGCAGCAGAAATTGGTGCAGCAGCAGCGGTACAAGGAATTAAAGTGGGAGTATCTGTTGCAGACCAACTTGCTGCACAAGGTATCACTCAGGCTGAGGCTCGCAAGGGTTACTCAACTATCGCAGACATCTTGCCTACAGCAGAGAAACTCTCAGCAATCTATGGTGGGGTTGAAGCAGGTTACGGACTTGGCGAAGCAGAGCAAGAAGTATTTAATTCTCTTGCAGAAGCACAGCGCAAGCGTGAACGTTTAACATCACGAGAGATTGCAGCATTTAGTGGGCGAACAGGTATTGCCCGCACAGGTCTGACCCAATCAACACAGGGTCAATTCTAAGAATCCTTGACGGACCTACCAGCACCGTCAGGCGTATAAGACTGGAAGCAGAAGCCGACCTACTCCCCCTAGTAGCAATCGTGGTCTGCGAACTAACAACGAATAGAAAGGGTGGTTGCTATGAGCAACAACAATTACTGGGATGAAGACGAAGACGACCTAGATATGGATTCCACAGCCGAAGGCGGAGACTTAGTTAAAAAACTAAGAAAAGCCAAGCGTGCTGATGAGAAGCGTATTAAGGAACTTACTGAGCAACTTGAGACATTTACCAAGTCGCAACGCGAAAGTACCGTCAAGCAAATCCTGGAGAAAAAGGGAGTTAATCAGAAGGCTGCACGCCTTATCCTAAAAGACTTGGAAGGCGACTTCTCAGAAGATTCAGTTTCAAACTGGCTTGATGATAACGCTGACCTCTTTGGTTTACAGGTGCAGGACACTCAGAAAGAACAAAATCTTTCAACATTGCGTCAACAAGACACAATCTCGCAGAGTGCCATAACTCCCGATAGAGCAGAAGACTTCAATCTACGTCTAGACAACGCAGGTAGCGCTGAAGACATTATTGAACTGCTCCGTTCGCAGCAGTAATTATCCGTTCATAGTCACTTGGAGGTGACCAAACAATGCCTAACCAATATACAGATACCTCTAGCACCTCGCTAGGCGGTACAGTAGGTGGTGCTGGTCTCGTACAGAAGGCGTATGACCGCCTTCTAGAGTTTGCTCTCCGTTCAGAACCACTAATTCGTTCTGTCGCAGATAAGCGTCCAGCACGCCAAGCATTCCCAGGACAAACAGTTGTCCTACAGAAGTGGGTTGACCTTGACCAGTCAACATCAGCACTTACAGAAACAGTTGACCCAGATGCAGTTGCATTGTCAACACCAACAACAGTTACAGTAACTCTACAGGAGTTCGGTAACTCTGTTCTTGTAACTCGTGCTCTACAGTTGTTCTCACTCGCAGACGTTGACCCAGGTATTGCAAACATCATTGCTTACAATGCTGCAGACTCAATTGACGCAGTAGCAATGACAACACTACGCTCAGGTACAAACAACATCTTCTCAGGCAACGCAACAGCAGTTGCTAACGTAGATGCAGCAGACACAATTGACTCAGCAGACATCCGTCGTGCTGTAGCAAAGTTGCGTGCTAACAAGGCTAAGGCTCGTCGTGGCACAGCATACTGGGCTGGAATCCACCCAGAAGTTTCACACGACCTTCGTGCAGAAACAGGAAATATGGGCTGGAACTTCGTTCACGCTCAGACAACTCCATCTGTTGACAAGATTTGGGCTGGCGAAATTGGACAGTACGAAGGAGCATTCTTCGTAGAGTCTTCACGTCTTTACTCAAGCAAGTCAGGTGCAGACCAGACAGCGCTAACAACAACAGCAGTAACAGTTGCAGGAACATCAGCAGGATTTACATTCGGCGTTGCTTCATCTTCTGTTATCGCATCACGCGCTGAAGTTGGCGACAAGATTGCAGGAACAGGTATCGCTTCAGGCGCACTTATTACTGCTATCGCAACATCAGGTTCAACAACAACTATCACAGTTAACACAGCAAACACAGCAGCAGTAACAGTTTCAACAACTGTAACTGTAACCCCAGTAACTCGTGTATTCAACACAATCCTCTGCGGTGCTCAGGCTATGGCTGAGGCAGTTGCTGAAGAACCACACGTCGTTATCGGTAACGTTACAGATAAGTTGATGCGCTTCCGCCCAATGGGTTGGTACGGCGTACTTGGCTTCGCTGTATACCGTGATGAGGCTCTATACCGAATCACATCAGGTTCATCAATCGCTGCTCTCTAATTGAGTTGATTGACTGTAGGGCTAGGGAAACCTAGCCTTATGGTGAGTTCACTAAGGAGGACTAATGGCTAACTGGACTTTCAGAACACCAACAACGTTAGAAGGACCAATTGGCGAAGGTCGCTTATTTGACTTCTATCGTCAGGACAGAGGCATAACTATCGTTATGCAACCAAGTGGAACATATAAGCAGATTCGCTATCCAATGGATGAAGACCTTGCTCAGTATCCACAAGTCTACAGAGGTGGCTATGACCACACAGTAGATGATGCAACAAAGGCAGCGCTTATTGCTGGCAA